GGCAGCACGAACATAGCATTGGCGTTGCCAGCGCTGTCGCGAATGATGGTCTGGCTGCCGCCGGTTGCCCGCTCCAGGGCGTAGCGCTCCGAATCAAGAATGGCAGGACCGCCAACGCGCATTAGTTTGCCCGCGCCCGCCTCGGCGTTGATGCGATCGGCCTCCGCCTTGGCGCGATCTGCCTCGACCTTGGCCCGGGCCGCCTGGCCTTCGCCCTCGCTGGCGATCTTCGACCAGCTCGGAGCCTTGATCACTAAACCGGTATCAGGGTCGGTCAAGTTCACATCGCCGGTGGCCGTCAGCAGAGTGTTGATCTGGGAGGCGAACAGCGAGTTTTTTTGCACAAACTGCGACAGCTGGGTCGAGAACTGCGGGATGGTGAGCGCCATCAGCACCAGGGCATAACCCTGGCCGGCGCCGCTGGTGCCTGTGTAGTTCGAGACCAGCGTCAGATTGTTGTCATCCGCGACCGTATCAACTTCGTAAACCTTGCCATCCGGCCCGCACAACATGCTGCCCTTGCCAGGCGGCGGGTTGGCTGACTTCCATTTGGTGCCGTAGCCCACCACGGCCTTTGAGCCATTGGTGAGCGTGACGGTGCCCACCCGATACCACAATCCTGCCATTGAGTAGATCTCCAAAAAGAAACCCGGCCGAAGCCGGGTTGTTGGTTACTTGATGGCAATCAGCCAGGTGGCCGTGCCTGAGAACGAGATATTGCTGATGCCGTTTCCGCCGATTCGCTCAACTTCAAATGTCACATTGCCCTCAGCGTATGCCGGGATTTCAATGGCTGGCTGAATGGAGACATCAAAATAGGGGTTGCCACCTGTTGGAACCCAGGTTGTTTTTTCTACGTAATCAATGGTCACGCCATTGAGCTTGCAGACAACCCGAATTCCAATAGTTCCTTGCCCTGAAACTGAAGCGGATGCCAATATCGGTTTGATTGCGACCATCACCCTGGCGCGGCGATAGGCAGCGACATAGACGTTCGCCGGCGCACGGATCATCTTGACGATATCCCCCACCACCTGGGTCACATCCAGCTGCCCGAGGATCTGGCAGTTCTCCCGGATAACCACGTTGTTGAACTCGCCCGAGTTGGCGCGTACATGGCCGGTAAAGCTGCCGGAATCGGCGTAGAGCTTGTTGGTGCGGATGGTGCCATCGGCATAGATGATGGTGTGCCATCCCTCACCCCAGCCACTGTATGGTCCGCCGCGACCGAATCCGGCATTGCCGCCTTTGAAATCGCTGTTGACGATGGTCGCCGCATCCAGGCTGGTGACCCGGATGTACTTGGCGATCACGTTGGCGATCTCGGCACTGTCCATCATCGCGTGGTTGATGTAGGTGATGCCGTTCTTGATCACAAAGGGGTTGCGCTTGCTGGTCACGCCGCCGGCGCGAGAGAGCACGGCAAACACGTCCACATCGATGGCAAACGAGGTGATCACCGAGCCATCCTCCGCAAGGGTGACGGAGAGACCAAACCCACCGCCCTCCCCATTGATCTGGGCTTGGGTATACCAGCCGGCCGACAGCTTGCCGGCGGTGTCCGCCTGCGCCTTGGCTACCGTCTGGACAGCGGCAGAGAGCTCTTTGCCTTGCTTGGTCACGCTGGCCTGCACAGTGTCAATGCGCTGGCCAAGGGCCTTGTCGGCATCGTTCTGAGCGGTGGCAACCGACTGAACGGCCGCCGAGAGCTCTTTGCCCTGCAGCGTCAAATCGGCCTGCAGCTTGTCAGACTTCTCGGCCAGCGCCTGGTCGGCGGCGGCGAGGGTGCGGCCCTGCTCCTCCAGTGCCGCTTGCGCGGCCTGGTCGCCCTGCTGGTACTCGCTGCGCTGCTGCTCGAGTTGCTGGGTGGTTGACTGCTCCACGCCGGCGACTACTTCCTGCAGCGACGTAAAGCGGGCCTCCGCGTCGGCCTGCTCCCCCTCGAACTCGGCAGAGAGGGTTTCGACCGTTTTAGCCAGCGCCTGGTGCGCTTCAACCTGCACCCGCTGATCTCGCTGGATCGCGGCCGTGGTCTGGCGCTGACGCTGCGCCTCGGCATCACCAGCCAGCGCGGCACCAATGGCCCCCAGGGCGGCATCATCGGCAGCCACCTTGTTCAGGTCGAGGCGAGCCGAGATCTCATCGAACCGGCCGGCCGTCACGCCGCCCTCGCTTTCAACTACCTCCTCGAGCGCCCGGATCTTGCCCTCGGCCGAGTCGGTGCGGGTCTCGAGCCCGGATACCCGGCGGGCTACCTGCTCGGTCGCTGATGCTGACACTTCCGCCACACTGGTGATGGCGGCCGTCAGCTCCTGACCCTGCTCGGTAACCTTGGCGGTCAGTCCATCCACGGCTTTAGCCGTGGCTGATGCCTGGTCAGCCGTGGCAGAGATCCGCTGCTCGGCTACCCCGAGGCGCTCGCCCTGGGCGGTCACATCGCTTTGTGCCGCCTTTTGGGACAGCTCGCCGGTCGCGGCGTCCAGCTTCTGGCTGACTTCGGTCAGGCGCTCACCCTGGGCGGTAAACTCCGACTTGGTGACCAGCTGGGTCAGCTGGCCCTTGATGCCGTCCAGTACCTGCTCCGCTTCGGTCAGGCGCTGACCCTGCGCATCTTGCACGGCCTGGCTGGCCTTGCTGGATAGCGTCCCCTCGAGGGCGTCTAGAGTCTGGTTGATGTGCGTCACCGAGGCGTGGACTTCATCGCGCAGCGCACGAACGGCATCCATCTCGATGTTGCCGGTTTCGGGGTCAACGGTGAAAATCGCATCCCGAACATCCGAGATCTCTTTTCTCACGCTGGACAACATGCCGTGCAGCTTGTCTTGCTGCAGTGCCGTGTTGATCCCCATGCTCCCCAGGGTGTCCTGCTCAGCTTTGAGCACGCTCTCGGCCTGCTCTGCCCGCTGCGCTACTGACGCCAGTTCACCATCCATCTCGGTGAGCAGGTGCTCGATATTAGGCACCCGGTCGGCCACCGGCTTGATATCGGCCACGATGGCAGAGACATCGGTCAGCGCCGCATCCAGCGCCGGGATCTTCTCGATGGGACGGCGCAAATCCTCTTTGAGCTGGTCGAGACCCAGCTCGCCATCCAGCGCATCCAGGATCGACTCGGGGTCATAGAGGGTCTTTGCCGCCGCCGCGACCAAACCCGATTTGCCGTAGGCGTTGACGGTGCGCAGCCAGACATAATATTCAGTGTCTGGCCTGAGCCCCTGCAGCGTCATATACGAGGCCGTGCCGGCAAACGTAGCCTTGGTCATCGCCTCGTCAATGGGGTAGTGGGTGCGACTCCACCACCATTCGCACAGGGCCCCGTAATCGGTGCCGCCGGCGAACTGCGGGCGCAGGGCGAGCGACCAGTTGCCAGCCTCAACCTCTACGCCGGTCGGGGTCGCCGGGGTGGCGATCATGAAATTGGCCGCGGCCACCGGTGAGTGGGCAGAGGTGATCGAGACGGCCCGCACCAGGGCGACATAATTGCCAGCCGGCAGGCCAGCCAGGCGGCACAGCTCGCCGGTCGCCTGGGCAGTGTGGACGGTGATCGGTTGCTTGCCCTCCTCGAGGCGCTGGATGATCACCTGGTTGTAGAGCACAGGGCCCGCATTGCGCCAGTAGAGCGCCCCTTGCACCACGTCACCGATCTGCTCAGTCTCATAGCGCAACCCGTCAGGCATGGCGAGGCCGCTAGTTGGCAGGGTTGTGATGTCCGGGCGCTCCATCGGCTTGCCGACAGCATCATCCCAGACGGCGACAGACTCCTCGCGCAGGGTCAGGTTGACGCCGCCGAGCAAGTTGAATCCCCAATCGACCACCCGAAACTCGGCGCCGGCGATACCCAGCGCCGGGATGTACAGGCGCAGGTATGACCCGGGGCGATAACGCCAGCCGGAGAGGTTGACCGGCACGGTGACCGTGCGGCTGGTGCGGCGCTGGCGCAACATGATGTTGGCCAGGCGCTGCGCCTGGTAGGGGCTGGTGACAAAGCGCAGGTCGAGATCCTCGGCCAGCTCGATGCCGCCATCCTCCTCAACCCACTCAGGCACCACCACAGAGGGAAAGTCGGTGACGGTAAAGCTGTTCGGGTCTACGAACGTGCCGGCCACCGTGTTGATACGGTCGGCACTGGCAGGCTCGGGCAGCAGATCGGTATCGCCGATGATCTGGTGATCGTGCAACTCATCAGTGGCAGGGCCATAGTAGGCGCCAGCCACAATGCCGTGACGGCCGCCGACATAGGTTGGCTGGCCCGCACAGGCAACGTGCATCGCCTCGAGCACCTTGGCTTTCGGCTCGGTCAGGTCGAATTCGCCGTTGATGGTGTAACGCGCCTCGGTGAGTCCATCCGGGCGAGTGACAATCTCATCGCAGATATTGGCGGCGACCTTGAACTCCTCGAGGTTGATCTCGTCATCCGGCGTTTTCAGCCAGTGGCGATAGTAGTCCAGGATGATCAGGGCGGCGTTGTCAGTCCATTTGGTCTGGCCGTCCCGGGGGTCATAGACACGGCGGCCAAACTTCTCGATGCGCAGGTTAGGCAGACCGGCCGGGAACTTCTCAAAGTTGCTCTTGTAGGAGATCCGCAGCCAGGCAAGGCCGCGCCCGATCATGTCTGATTTCCAGCTCGGGCAGTGCTCCAGCAGGAAAGCATCAGCCTCGGTCGGGTTGTTGTGGAACGTGTAGGTGATCAGGTCGCCAAAGGTGGTTACCTCATCCTCACCCGCCAGGATCTTGCCGAGGCGGTCGATCTCGTGACCGGCCAGCACCACAGCCAGGTGCAGCCATTCACCCTCTTTCTGCTCGCCAGTTTCCTCTTCGGCAAAGCTCATCAGCACCGATGACACCACCCGACCATAGCAGGCCACCTTGGGGGCCGCAGCTGCCCGCAGCAGCTGGCTGCGTTCGCTGGCGCTGGTGTAGTCACCCAGGCTCGGCGTCTTGGTGGTCAGCATCATGGTCGCGCTCATCGCGGCCGTGCCGATAGCAATGGCGGTCGCTGTCGAGACAAACAGAGCAGAACCGGCGCCGGCCGCCAAGCCTACAACAACGGGGATTACTGCTTGAGGCATTAGACCCTCCAGGCAAACAGGGGCACAACATCGGGGATTGGGCGGGCGCCCGTCTCGGTCATGGCCCACACCTGGCCCGCCCACATCACGCCGGCCGTCTGGCCAAGCGGCCCATCAAACACAACCGGGTCACCGCGCTGGGCCAGCGCCGGCTCTATCCGTTGGAAGTGAGCATCGAGCACGGCGGCGATGCTGCCATGCTCCTTGTTCAGCACCCGCTGGGCTCCGATAGCCGTGGTGTAACGGCCCCGGTAAACAGCGGCGGGATCAACGCCAGAGGCTGCCATGCAGCAATCCGCCACAAACAGGCAGCAGTCGTTCTCCCCCCAAACAAAAGGCCGCACTCTGGCGGCCTCTATGGTGGTGATCAGTTGTCGTTGCCAATCTGGGCGGCGCATGGTTATCCCTCGTAGCGGAATGATGGGGCGTCTTTTGCTGACCCCCAGTGGATTTCCCGGTTTGCCATCTGATCCTGGTAGCGGAAAAAGCGGTCGCCGGGATAGAGGCGTTGGTGACTCTCGTCAGTGCAGCGGTAGGGGAGCCCCCGTTTCCAGCTCTCGAAAATATTCGAGACGCTGAGCTGAATGGTGTTGGTCTTGCCTGCCTTGATGGGGGTCTGGTCGATCATCCCCTTGAACTGCAGGGCGGCGCCGATGACGTTGCCGGCATCGTCCAGCAGTACCAGGAACAACCGCAGGATGCGGCCGACAATGCGCTCGCGCATCACCTCGGCCAGCAGGGAGTGATCGAGCCCGGTCAAGGCGATAGTCAACTTGGTCGGCGAGGTGGACAGCTGCTCTTTCTGGGTCGATACCGCCCCCAGTGAGCCCACCCCGTAGAACAGATGACCATTTATGACCAGCTCACCGAGGCCGGAGTGCAGGCGGGATATCCCGCTCTCCAGCTCCATCTCGATGGCGTAGAGCCCCGTCACATATGGGCGAGACAGGGCCGCCACAAATGCGGGGTCGATGCCGGTGATCATGGATAGAGTGCCTCCCGAAAGCGGATGGTGCCGAAGTCGGCGCCCTTGGTGGTGATCATCCCCTTGCCGGCCTGCTTGTCATCGATGCGAAACAACCCCATGGGCCGCTCTATCTGCAGTGGGGTGCCGCTGGCATAGGTTGCCCGCAGCTCCGGCTCGAGGTTGATGGTGGCGCGACCTGACGCATCAGACCAGACATCACTGACCACCCGCTTAAGCTCTGTGCCGACCTGCAGCCAGTCACCCTCATTCAGCACCAGCTTGGATGGCGTCCACCCTCGGCTGGTCAAATAGCGGCGCATGGCCAGCGACTCCTGCACCACAGGGGCGCCGAGTACAGCGCGGCGGGGGCGAGAGAAGTCATACAGCCTGATGCAGTGTTTGCGGCCGCCAACGCTCTCGAGGCGAGCACTAAAGCGACTGGCAAGCGAAAGGTCTTTTATCTGGCCGATCACCACCTCAAACACCCATTTGCTGCCGGGGGTATCGACCACTTGCTCATCGCCGGTGAACGGCGATTCAAAGGCTCTGGCGTTGCTTTCAAGGGCAGGGCGAAAACCCCGCACCCGCACAGCGGCCGGCCAATCGTAAATGTTCATCAAACCCCCAACATACGGCGACCTTGTCCGTAGCCGGCAAAGTCCTGGATCATCATCTGGTAACCCTGTTCAGCGGCGGAAGAGATCACCGAATTGCGGTCGGTGTCCGTCATGTCAGAGCTAAAGTGCAGGTGCTGTTCAAACACCGGACTGCCGCCCATGGCCCCGCCGCCCGAGCCCATCAGCTTGTCGTACATCCGATCGATACGCTGGGCGCTCTGGTTGGTGTAAACCCGTTCACCGGTATTCAGCAGCCAGGTTCCTTCCCGGGGGATGGCATCGATACCGTCATGGGCCATGCCAGCGATGGCCGTGCCGGCGACGATACCGACCGAGATCATGGTCTGGGCTTTCATCAGCGCCCGGGCTGACTCAGCCCCAACCAGGCCGCCAGTCATCGCAGCAAAGGCTGCGGCACCCGCTTCGGCTTGCTGACCGGCCACCAAAATGGAGGGGATGGCCAGCAGCTTCTGGGTGGCCAGCAGGGCCTTCATCAGAAAGGTCTGCTCTTTGCCGCTGCTCTGCAGCATGTCGGTGATCAGACTGGTGGTTTGGGTAGTAAACGACAGCATGTCGCGGGCCGCTTGCTGCTGATCCCGGGCCTGCTGCTCTACCCGCCGGCGCTCCTGTTCGGCAAGCTGCTCCTGCCGGCGCTGTTCCACCTCGAGCTCGCGTTCGATCTGCTCTTCGCGCTTGCGCAGGTAGTCGTCTTGTTCTTGCTGGTAACGGCTGGCCTCGCGCTGGCGGTACTCATCACGCAGCGCCTCGATGGAGTCAAAGCCTGTTCGCAGCAGGTCTTGCTCTGAAAGCTGCATCTCGCTGATGCTGGCAAGCCGTTCCTCATGGGCCAGCCGCATCTTGCCAAGCTCGTCTGCATACTGCGTATCGAGCGAGGAGAGGGTGGTGGAACCCTTGTCGGTCAACTTCTTGGTGTCGGCCGACATATCCCGGGATGACACCGGCAGCGGCGGCTTGTATTCAGGGGCCTCCCCGATCCCGAAGCGGGCCCGGTTATAGGTCTCCTGGATACGGTCGATTTCGGCGGCAATCTCTTCCCGCTGGCGCTGCAGTTCTGGCAGCCCCGCTTTGCCCTGGGTGTCCCCCATAATGGCATCGAGCAGCCCCACCCCACCGAATGCCTTTTGGGTGCCGGTCTCCCTGATCTGGTCGTCCAGCTCCTTGAGCTCTTCCCGCAGGTTGCCGAGGCGGCTGGCCATGCCGTCAATGGTGCGGGGATTATCTGCCCATGAATCGAGCAGCGATCCCCACCACTGCACGGCATAGCCGAGCTTTTGGCTCAGCCAGTCGATCTGCTCACTGGCCCCTAGCACACCCTGGGCAAAGGAGCTGCGCAGGCGCAGGGATACATCCTGCAGCGCCTGATCCATCTCCTTGAGCTGGCGGATGTCGGTCTCTGACAGCGCCACGTTGAGGCTGCGATAGTGACCGGTCAGACGTTGCAGTTCGGCCCCGTTGTTGCGCAGCAGCGGCTGCAGGGTAGAGACATCGTTGGCGATGGATTCCAGGTAAAAAATTTGCTCAGAGGCTGAGACGTTGGTCGCGTCCATCGCATTCTGGACGGCGATCAGCGCCTCCGGGCCGGCCATCTGCTGCAGCTTGGCGACAGTCAGCCCAACCTTGGGGGCGATGTTCTCCATCCAGTCCTTGAACTCACCACTACCCGTTGCCGAGAAGTCGCCGAGTTTGTCCTGAACGTCCTTGAGCATGTCAGAAAGCTGATCGCCGGTGACGTTGTACTGCTGGGTGGCGTAGGAGAGCTCCTGCATTCGCTCGACAGTCACGCCCGCCTTGAGGGCCATCTGCTCAAGTTCGCGCCCCTGCTGAGCCAGGGCGCTGACAGAGGCAGCCAAGCCGACCGCCATGCCCGCCATACCCATGACGGCGCCCTGCACCACATTGAACCCGCCGATGATGGCCTGGGATTTCTGCGACAGCAGATCGGCCGATTCACCAAAGCTCTGGCCAAACCGGCGGGTGGCATCCTCGGCCTGCACCGCATCGGAGACATAGCTTTTCAGGATGTTGGCAGCGGAACGCACATCGCCCGGAAGCGATGACAGATCCGCGCTGAGCATGACGCGCAGATCAGCTACATTCGTTGATGACATCGACACGCTCCACACCGGGTACGGAACCAGACAGCATCATCAGCTCGTCATCGCTACGCTCGACAGGCTCGGGATCAGCTGGCTGGTTATAGAGAAACTGGGTTAACTGGATGGGGTCTTGAGGTCGGAAAGCGGTGTTGTAGATCGCAGCGCAGATCTGCCCCATCTCGAACTGGCGCAGGTGGTAATCGAACGGGAAGCGGCGGAAATGGCCGCTCCACTCGATATACTCCCGGGCCGATATCTCGCTGAGGAAACGGCGCCAGTCTGCCCGCACAAACTGGCGGGCAAACGCCATGGCATAATCGCGCTCGATCTCTAACCTTTTTTTGGATCGAGCAGGGCGACCTCCTGCTCGCTACCCGCATCGGTCGGCGCCGGAGGCTCGAGACCAGACAGGGATTTCACTGTCATCGCAAGCTGGCGATGATGCTCAAGGATCGGATATGCCTGTTCTACCCAATCAACCATCTCCTCGATAGTCTTGTCAGGGTGTAGATAGGACAGCCCGAACGCCGCCATCAGCAGGTTGAGGCGAGCCACATGCTTGTTCACAGCATAGGTATAGCGGGCCATGTCGCTATCGCTCGCTGGCGCCTCAGGCAGTTGCGGCCAGTCGCTGAAATTGGTCAGCAGCAGCTCCTGATAATCGAACATCTGCAGGCCGGTCAGAGCCCGCACAATCACCGTGGCGGTCATGCCACCAGGGGTAACCAGCGTCACCCCCCGGCTATCAATTAATGGCTCCATCAGCCCCCCTGGTAAGTGTGTTCAGCCAGCGCCTGCTTGCCGGTCAGGGTGATGCCAAAGGTGCGGGTGATCTTCTCTTTCGCCGGGATGGCCTTGCCCACTTTCGAGACAAAACCATAGTGCGCGTCATACGCACCGTTCGGGAACTTGATGAAGAACCAGCGCGGTTCACCGCCCAGCTGGTTGACCATGGTGGTCTGGTTGGCGTCGCCCGGCTTCCACGCCAGGGTGATGCCAAGCTCGCCGGGGTCAATCTGGCCGGCCGACTTCTCTTTCCACTGGGGATCCTCGGCGTCCAGGTAGTTCTCTTCTGACGCTTCGGCACTCATCTCCGGCGGGGTAATGTCGGTCACCTGCGCCAGTCGCAAGACATCGACAGGTGAGGACGGGTCAGGCTTCACCTTGCCGGCGGTCTTGGCCATCAGAAACTGAGTGCCCGTGCCCTTGATCGGGGTGGTGTTATCAGTCATCGCTTTCGCTCCAGGTTGCATTAAATGACAGGGTCAGGCTGGCGAGCCCAGTCCCCTCTTCGTCTTGGCCATAGGCCCAATTGCTCAGCGCCATCCCCTCAGTCAGCAGACCATTGAGGGATGACTCATTGAGGGGCGCCAGATTGTCAGCCAGCACATCGAGCTCGGCATCTGCCTGGTTGTTCTCCATCACATAGAGCGACACCATCAGCTGGGTGCCGTCATATGCCTCATCCAGGGAATACTCTGAGGGGGTGCCCTCGAGCATGTAACAGAAGGCCACCGGCAGATCTTCTTGAGCAATCGAGAATGGCCGGTTGGCAAACACGGTCACCGGCGTGGCGCCGAGGACATTGTTAAGCTCAAGCTCGACAAGATCCGCCAGCGCCCGGCGGATGCGGGTTCTCTTGGTCATGGTGAGTCCAATAAAAAACCCGCCGAAGCGGGTTATTTGGTGGTTGAGGTTTGCCGCCTGGCATCCCATCGGTTGAACATGCCGTTGAGTACCAGCGTCATTCCGACCGTGATGGCAAAGCCAAGCCAGCCGCCCTGATAGGTGCCTGCCGCGATCAGCGCCAGCATCAGCAGGGCCACGGCGATTTTCAGGATGATCATGCTCTCTCCTTCTGTTGAGATCAGGATCCTAGCCCTATTTAATCGCCAGCTTCAACTGACGCAGCAGCGCCTGCTGCATTTCGCGGGGCATGTCACGGCTCATCGCCGCCTTGGCCTCGCGCTCGTAGTGCTCGGTGATCGGGGTGACCAGCGGGATCCGCATCACTTCCAGGGCGTGACGCCCCTTGCCGACACGGCGCAGGATCTGCCAGCTTCTCAGTGTGGTGTCAGCGTAACCGCCACCGCGCCGATACTGACCGAACCCCTTGACACCATTCGCCACAAAGCCGCCTGGCACCCGATGCCGCCCGACCTGCATATCGCCAGTCTGATAGCGGCCGCCTCGCCGGGTCAGGCGCTGCTGCACGGCCCCCACCTTGATCAGCGGAATCGGGCGGCGGCGCACCCGGATAACCGCATTCGGCGATTGCGCGGTGGCCTTGAAGATCTTGACCCTGGGGCGCAGCAACTTGGCAGGCACCCGCACCCGCGCATCCTTGGCCGTCAACCGGATGGCCCGCCCGGACGCCCGAGAACTGACCCGGTTAACTGCCTGCGCACTGGCCTTGGGCACCAGCTTGGCAGGCAGCAGGTTCAGGTTGGCGACCGCCTTCTCCAGATCGAGCTTGATGGACATAGCCGCCTCACTTGATGGGGATGATCAACTGGCCAGCCCGCATGTATGGCACGTCTCTGACAGTGGTCACCAGGCCAAGGCTTGGCACCTCTACCTTGTCACCATTACGAAAACGCACCCCGGGCGGCGGACTGCTCACAGCGAGCTCGCGCAGCACTGTCGCCACCTGGGCAAATGCATCAGGCTGTTCGTCATAGATCACGGTCAACGGCTGACCGGCGACAACGGCATCGATACCCATGGCTTGATCAACGGCCACGTTGAGGCGACTGACCGCCCGCTGCCAGCGGGAGCCGGTCACCATTACTGGACGATCAGCGCGTCGGCGTAACCGCTGGCGCCGCTGCTGACCAGCTTGCCGAAGTCGTCCGCGTCCTTGGTGGTGTCCGCGACCAGCTTGGCGCCATCCCATTTGACAGCCGTGCCAACCGTGGTCAGCGCGGTGTCGCAGGGGAGAGACCAGACACCGGACAGGGCGCCGGTAAACTCGGCGCCAGCGGTGGCGTTTTCCAGCGGGACAACGGTCAGAGCGCCCATCTTGATAGGCTTGCCGGCAACCACACCACCGGCCGGGGCGACAAACGCCATCTGGGCGCCGGTACAAACGAAATTCTTTGCCATGTTGCTGTTCCTGTTGTTTGCCAAAAGATGGCCCGCCGTGTGGCGGGCCGTTCTGATTACTTGCCGGTGGACTTGACCAGGCCACGGTAATCGAGGGCAGAAACGCCCGCATCAATGCGCACCTTGGTGGTCACACCGTCAACGGTGAAGCCTTCCTGCTGCTCAATCCAGGGCGCATCCATGCCGTCCAGATAGGCAACCTCAACCGTGTCGCCACCCTGCGCAGCCAGGAACCACTGGGCCACATCGCTATCGGAGAGGCGCGGCTCACCGATCACCTCGGCGAAGCCCTTGAGCGGGTTGCTGATGCCGGAGTTGGCATCGGCACCGGGGACGGAGGTGCTGTTGATCAGCTGGAGCGCGGTATCTTCCAGCTCAATCGGCACCAGAACAAAGCCCGGGCGGATGTTGAGAGCGCGACCCTTGCCACCTTCTGCGGCCGCCTTCTGGCTGCGCATCAGCGCCTTGGCAGCAGAGAGTGCCTTGATGCTCATGGCAGAGTCTGCGCCGCTCAGCAGGTTGTGGTGATCGGCGTGGAACAACTGCTTGTTGTCCGGCATCTTGATGTTCTGGGTCAACACGGCATAGACCAGATCTGCGATGGTGCCACGCGCCGCCGCCCCCATCAGTTTCGGGATGCGGGTCAGCAGGTCGAGGTCATCGTTGATGATCGCCTGGCGGGTGATGCAGAACAGCTCGCCGTAGGTCGCCAGCTGGATGGTGGCACCGGTGTCGTTCAGGGTGATGTGCTTGTACTCAGCACCCTCGCGCACTTTGCGCAGGCTGGCGATATCACCCAAGCCGACACGCTGGGCTACCTTGAAGTCGGACAAGGTGCCCTTGCGCGTCCACTTCTCGAAGGTCTCGTTGGCGGATTCCCAACCTTCCAGCACTGACTTGTTGGAGACATCCATCAGGATCTTGCCAAAGTCGGAACTGGTGTGGGTGAAGGCCATGCCGACATAGTTCATCGGGCTCATGCCGGAGGTGGATACCCCGCGACCTTCCAGTGATGCCCGCGCCAGCTCGCGCAAGCTGAAACCGTCATAGCGGTTGTCACGCTCTTTCTCTGCATGACCACAGCG